CAATCTCCAAAAAGAGAACTCCTATTACTAGAACCACTAAAGGTGGTCGATAAAGTATATACGGAGATATGGAAGTGGAGGGGATGTTGAGGAGTTTTTGTTGATATTTATTAGTATGGCAACATATACAAGATTGGACCTAAGGACATGGCAGACTAATTCTGCTGATTTTACGGCGGCTAGGAATTTTTCATTAGTAAATGATTTAGATACTACTGCTTATTTTACTATAGAGGGGGTAAGAATATGGGATGGTACTGAGTATGTTTATAAGGATGTGTTTAATTCTGCTTCTTTATCATCATTAGTAAACTGTACAGTTGTTAGTGGGTCTACCAATGCCGGATTTATAATAAATCCCACTGCTACCGCTACTTTTACTTTTACTCCATCTTCTACTATTGCTAAAGAAGAAGTAAGATTTAATGCTGCAAATAGCTTAGTATATAGTTTAGGAGATTCTACAGCTTCAGGTTCAGCATTCGGAGTAGATTTAAATACAAACGCTTAAAAGGCGTCATATTAAAGTCATATCAAAATTTGGCTCCACCGGAGATCGTTCGTATATTTACGGGGTAAGGTTGCGGGTGAATCGCGATCGTAATTTAAATTTTTAGTTATGAGTGATTTAATGTTTTCAGATCGTGGTGGTGATGTTCGATTTTTAACAGATGAGCAAATCCAAGAGGTTTGTCCTGTTGCATTTTCAACAAAAGCCAGTAGTGAAGTTTCAAAACACTACACCCACATTCCAACTAATCGAGTAATCGATGATATGCGTAAGCTAGGTTGGGATGTTACAGATGCTAAGCAAGTAGCAGCTCGAAAGGAATCCACAGGTGGATTTCAGAAGCATATGCTTGTTTTCCGCAACCCAGACCTAATGGTTAAAGGGAAAGATGGTGATGATGTTTGGCCTCAAATCATCATGACTAATTCCCATGATGGGAAAAATTCATTTACCTTCCAAGCCGGAATGTATCGATTTGTTTGTTCTAATGGATTGGTAGTTGCCGACCAAGAATTCGGTAAAATGAAAATTCGCCACATGGGTTACGATTTTGAAACCTTGCGTGAAACAATGAATGAGATGGTAGAGAAGCTACCACTTACTGTTGAGTGTATGAATAAGTGGAAGAATACCGAATTAAGTCAAAATCAAAAATATGATTTAGCTCGTAAAGCACTTGAAACACGATTTAAGATTCAAGAAAACCAAAAGGTGGATCAGCTTTACAAAATTGATTTAGATCAATTACTTACCCCAGTGCGTAAAGAAGACGCAGGTAATGACTTGTGGAGTGTGTTTAATCTCGTTCAAGAAAAAGTAGTTGATGGAGATTTCGAATATATCTCAGGTGCTAAGTTGCGTAAAGCTCGTAAGATTAAGAACTTTAAGCAAGACTTAGATGTGAATCAGAAGCTCTTTGAAGTAGCAAAAGAATTTGCTGCCTAAGAGCCTGTCATGTTGTTTGAGGGGGGAGCTGCCACTCCCCCCACTTTCAATTTAATATTTATTAAATGCCTAAAAATACAAATCCATATACGATGAGAACAAAAGATGTAGTTCAAATGGTTTTAGAACAAGCCGAGATGTACAGCCTAAGAAGTGAAGTTAGGGCTGAAGCTATGGCTATTCTTAAAGAAAACCCTAACATAGATACTGGGTCAGCATATTTAATGGCAGCAATTGAATGGGATGTAGCATGAAAAATTATTGGACTTATAACACAACTATTGAAAACCTGAATATCGAGTATATTTATATCCCGAATGGACATAAATAAGATATTTGGAATGTTTAATTCTAAGAATGAGAAAGAGGAGGGAGATTTCCCTGCTCCTGATTTTCTTAAGGTAATGGAAGAAAACCACCCTAGATATTTTTTAGGGATGTTTGAAAAACTTATTAATAATCACCTTTCTTATCAAAAAGGATTGATAGAAATGTTTAAATCCTCAGACTCCAGCTTAGATATGAAAGATATTGAAAGAGCAGGAGAAAACTTATTATTTAATAGAGCTTGGGAGCATATTAATAAATTTAACATAAAAGACGAATACTCCCAAGAAATATTAGCGGAAAAAGGTACGGAGAAATTTGAAAAAGCCGTAAATTCCGCAATAATTTATTTTGAAAATGAAGAAGAATACGAAAAATGTGCATTTCTTAAAAAATTCCTTGATTTTTGCAATTCTCCTTCGTAACTTATAATCAAATCTATAAAAAATGTATTTTAGACAACACATCCAAAGAAAGCTCGAAAATCTCGAAGCAAAGTTAAAGCATATTGAATTCCATAATGGAAGAGGAAATAAAGAAGAAATTAATAAAGCTAAAGTAGAATGCGAGGAGTTAATAGAGGAAATTCAAGCTACAATTGAACGTGAACCTATGACAGCAAACGAACAAAATCGCGTATAATGCTTAACGAAAAACAAATTCTTACAAATTGGGAAGAATTCTGTTCAAATATTGAACAATATGTGAGTTCCCCACGAAAAGAATCGCTCCTTACATTTTATAAAAAATATGAGGAACGAATTTCGATGATGCCCGCGGCTCATAAAAAAGAATACCACAATGCCTTCCCAGGAGGTTATGTAGATCACGTAAATCGTGTAGTTCGATGCTCTCTTAAACAATCTAAATTGTGGGAAAGTGAAGGGGCGGATATGTCTACTTTTACTCTTGAAGAATTAGTATTCTCGGCCATCAATCATGATTTAGGTAAAATGGGTGATTCAGAACATGAATCATACGTACCTCAGACTGATAAGTGGAGAAAAGATAAATTAGGTGAGGATTATATGTTTAATAAAGCATTAGCCTTTGCTTCAGTACCAGATCGTGGATTATTTTTACTTCAAGAACATAATATCAAATATACTTTCAATGAAATGGTAGCTATTCAAACCCATGATGGTTTATACGATAGTGCTAATGAAAAGTACCTTAAAACATTTATGCCCGAACAAAAGCCTCGTACCTCTTTACCATTCATCCTACACCAGGCAGATATGATGGCAGCTCGTATTGAATTTGAACGTGAGTGGCTACCTAAGTTTAAGAACCCCGTGCCCCCTGCTAAAGAAAATTTTACATTGACGAAAGACGTTAAGAAATCTACTAAAGATAAAGCTCTTTCAGAAATTAAGAGTGAAAGTCTTAGAAATTTATTTGACAAATTATGATATCAACAATAATAATCAGTATATTAAGTGTTACAGTTGTAATCCTAGGATTTGCAACTTTTAACCTTCTACGTAAAAATGAAAGAAGTGAAGATATTTTACTTTCCTTCCAAAAATATTTAGATCAACTTAGTAGAATCATTGAATTTTCTGATGCGAAATTAAAGAAAATTGATGAGCGGGGGATTTTTAAGAATGATGATGAGATCGGCTTTATGTACGAACAAATCAAAGAACTTCAAAAAGTCCTATCTAACTTCAGGATGGACAAATTATGAGCACATTACCTCCAAGAAAAAGGAAAAAAAAGACTAAAAACCAATATTTTACTCAAGAAACAGAAGATGCTATTGTTAAATACAATGGCTCTTCTGATCCCGAGGAACGAAGTAATATATATAGAGATGGCATCCATTATGGATTTTTTAAATTAACCGAAAATATTATCCATACTTTTAAATTTTATTATACAGAAGTAGATAATATTGAACACCTCCAACATGAGGTTATAACATTTTTATTAAGTAAAATTCACCTATTTGATTCTACACGTGGGACAAAGGCATTTTCATATTTTGGGACGATTGCGAAACGGTATTTGATTATACAAAATACAAAAAACTATAAAAAACGAGTAGATAAAGCCCCACTTGAGGATTTACACCATAGTTTAAATTATTCATATGATATAGATTACGATCCTATGGAAAAAGACAATGATTCTATTTTTATGGATAATTACATAGATTATTGTAATTCAGTATTGGTTGAATTATTCCCTAAGATGAAAGATGCCCAGATTGCAGACGCTATTTTATCTATATTTGCTTCAAGGGAACATTTGGATGTTTTTAATAAAAAAGCACTTTACATTTATATAAGAGAAATGGTAGATGCTAAAACCCCCCAAATTACTAAAGTAGCTGATGTATTAGGAGATATTTATAAAGAGAATTATATTTTTTATAAACAAAACGGATATACAAAATTTGAAGATACTTCATATTTATAAACAAAATAAATATGGGACAGCTCGACAAGAAAATATTTGGTAAGAAAAAATTTTCCGATATATTAGAAGAAATTTACCTAAACCAAAAGAAAAAGGAAGCACAAATTTCTACCCTTATATCAGAATTAAAACCTTTAATTCAAGATATTGGAGATGCTACTTTAATTGTTCCTTTACTTAAAGAATACCTTGAAATATCCATTAAAAATGATGAACAACTTATCAAAATGGCTACTATTATCCAACGTGCCGTAAATTCAGAAGGTGGAGA